ACAATCAGGGATAAATAAAGTGATATACCAAGAGGAATACCGCGATACATCTGGATTGACTTATCTTAATCAAGCAAATGTAACTTGTATTAAAAACACCAAGGATGAGTAGCAAATTAAAAATCATCGAAAAACTCTCAGACGTTGATAAGTTAATAAGGCATTGTGAAACCACAGGTACTGCGAGCATCGACTTTGAAACCAATGGCAAACCTCTAAGCAGCCCATTTATGTCTCCCACTATCTTGGGAGTAACATTCCAACCCGGCTCAGCTTGGGTAGTACCGCTAAATCACTTTGAAGCACCCAAGAAGTTTCGTAATAATTGGAAGGAGGTATTAAAAGACTTAGGCGATGGTATAGCAGAAAACCCCGCAATAACCAAAATTGCCTGGAACCTTTCATTCGAAACTGGGGTGTTCTTAAAGTTTGGCACGGTAATCAGGGGTAGGGCTTTCGATGCTATGTTAGCAAAATACCTATTGGATGAGAATACGCTAAACGATCTGGAAACTAACGTTAGGCGTTTCTTACCTGAGTTTGGGGATTATAAGCAACAACCAGGGTTTAAAAAATTACCTTGGGATAGGAAGCCACTTATACCTCTATCTGAGTACTGCGGCAAAGACTGCGACTCTACATTACAATTACAATTATTCCTTGAGCCCAGATTAATGGAAACCGGGCTTTACCCATTGTTCAGAAATATGTTATGTATGGGTACAAGGGTAATAAGTAACATGGAGAATCAGGGGGTGGTTATAGATGTGCCATATCTACAGAAGCTGGTAGACACATACGATGCCTTGCTAACCGAGAATACCTTCCAATTAACCAATCACCCTACAATCAAAAGGTTTGATAAGAATAGGTTGGAAGGTATTAAGAATGCCTTTATTGAGAATATAACCCAAGAGATAAGTGAGGTTAATAAAAAACTTAAGGCTGCACCCGATAGGCGGTTAGAGAATAAGTTAAAAAACCTAAGCGAGAAGAAACGCAATTACATTTTAGGCAATTACTCTACGAAGAAAGATAAAGAAGCACTAGAACCATTTAACTTTGCTTCTCCAAAGCAATTAAAAGACCTCCTATTCTATAGTCCACACGGTTTCAAATTCAAACCCCTAAAATTCACTGAGAAGAAGGATGAAAGGCGTATGAAAGTGCAAACCGATAACCCATCTACGGATGAGGAAGTATTATTGAAACTATCCCATAAAGATAAATCGGGCTTTATTAAAAACCTATTAAGAAACCGAGAGCTATCAAAACTTCAATCTACCTATATCAGGGGTATGCTTAATAAAGTTGAAGATGATAACCGAATACATGGTAGGTTCTTATTACATGGTACTGTAACAGGGCGCTTATCATCACGTGAACCCAATCTACAAAATATCCCCAGAGATACAACCTCAAAGGATATCAAGAAGATGTTCATTACACCTCCAGGCACATTGATACTACAACTCGACTACTCGCAAGCCGAGCTAAGGGTTATGGCTGCTGCTGCGGGGGAAACAACAATGATCGAATGGTTCAGAACTGGTAAGGATATTCACTTGGCAACTGCTTGTAAGAAGTTTAACACGGATTATAATGTAGCCAAGAAAATGTTGGATGATGAATCACACAAGGATCATAAGCTTTGGAAAAGCCGACGTAAACAAGCAAAAACCATTAACTTCGGTATCATCTATGGTCAGGGTGCACCTGCATTATCAGAATCACTATCAGACCCAGAAGCTGGAGTATATGTAAGCAAGGCTGAAGCACAAAAATTCTTGGATGATTTTGATAGATTATTTCCGAAGGTGGCATCATACATTAAGAAGCAACACAGAGATGTAAAGGTGCAGGGTTATGTTAAATCTGTATTCGGCAGAAAGCGTAGGTTACCAGGCATATATTCAAATGTATTCGGTATTAAGTCAAAAGCACAAAGAGATGCTATCAACGCACCAATCCAAGGGGCTGCATCAGATTACGCACTATTCTCCAGTATCATTATCTTCGAAAAGATCGTAAACAAAACCTTTAAGGGTATGGTGCAGATCTTAACAGTGCATGACTCCTTGATCTTTTATATTAAACCGAAGTACATACACAAATACGTACCCCAGTTAGAAGCCATCTGTAAAAACCCTCAAACCAAAAAATACTTCAACTTCCAGATCGATGATGTTACAATGCAAGTTGACTTCGAAGTTGGCAAGAACTGGGCTGAATTACATAAGTATAATCCCAACGAGGATTATACTAAGTGGGTTTAAGCACCAGTAACTAAGGAAACTATTAATAATAAATAAATCAATATGAAAGAATCCGCACTACTAAGGTATGCCAAAAGCTCAGAGCTAATGGATATATCCTTAGTGATCAATGGGGATAAAATCAAATTCAACCTATTCAAGGAGCTAGTAATAAACCCAAATATATTAAACCGAGAACTGAGAGACCAAAGCATCTCTCATTCTTTTTTGGTTATAGCGCATAAGAACATGGTAAAGAGTTTATCAGACCATGAGTTAGAGGTAAAAAGATACACCGCTAAAAAATGGACTGATTTGAAAGGGGGAGAGGGTAGGCAAACCAAAGATGACCTAAGGCAAAGAATAGAGGCTGATCCTAGATACATTATGATGCAAAAGAAAAGCATTAAGTTAACGTACCAAAAGGATATACTAGAAGCGTGCATAAGATCATTCGAACAACGATCAAGTATGCTTCAAACTCTATCAGCAAATACACGAAGAAGTTTATAAACAATTAATAAATTCGATCATGGCAGTTTCAGAAAAAATGAAAAAACGTATGCGTCAGAAGCAAGAAGAACTCCGTTCAAGGGGTGGCTCTGATGGCATTATCTACCTCAAGGAGGGTACTCTTCGAGTAAGGGTTCTTAGTGCAGGTGAAGATGAGGAATTCGTCCGAGAAGTAAGTCAAGTATACCTTGGCCCAAAAATCAGAGGAGTAATATCTCCCACAAGCATTGGTAAACCTTGCGCTATTAACGAGAAGTTCCTAAAACTTAAGAGTAGTAAGAAGGACTCTGATAAAGAAGATGCTAAGGCATTTGTCCCAAAGAAACGTTACCTCATGGCGGTAGCAGTTTACAAAGATCAATTGGGTAAAGAGATTGATACCGATAAATCGGGTAAATTGGTAATGATCACTAAAGGGCTTTATGATGCCATTATCGATCATTACTTGGATGATGAATGGGGAGATATGACCGACCCAATCAATGGCTATGACATTAAGTTAAAGCGCGTGGGTTCAGGTCAAATGGATACGGAGTATTCTGTTATCCCATGTAAGGCATCAAGAGCACCAAAAGGTTTCAATAAACCAGTTGACCTTGATAAGATGATCAAAGCTATCATCCCAAGCTATGAAACTACAGAAGCCAAGTTGGATGAATTCCTTAACGGTGCAGACGCAGCAGATAGCGAGGATGAAGATGATGACTTGGGCGCAAGAAGACCTATCCCTAGGAAGAAGAAGGTATTGGTTAAGAAAAAATTGGGTATGAAGAAAAAATCCAAAAAATAACCCCACATGGCGAAGAAGAAAACAGCAATCCGAAAAACCCAAACTATTTCCCAACTCGGGAAAAAATACGGAGCGCAAATAGCCCATGACTCTGATGGAGATCATGGGCTATCTCTTCCCTGTCGGTTACTCGCCTTTAATTATCAAATTGGAGGTGGGCTACCATACGGGAAGATACTGGAATTATTTGGGGAGGAATCCTCAGGTAAATCTTTATTGGCTTCTGATTTCGCCTATGCTGCTCACGCATTGGGCGGTTGGGTTATATGGGTAGACGCAGAGCACAGCTGGGATAACCGTTGGGCTAAAAAACTCGGGCTAGATATAAACCGAGTAATCCTTATCAGAGAAACAGCAGTTGAGATAATCTCTGACTTCATAGCAGATGCAATGACTACTCTTAGAAGCCAACTAGTAAACAATGAACCAATCTTATTAGTAACGGACTCAATCGCTGCCTTAGATTGTCTGGCTAACAAAGATGCTTCACAGGTGGATAGTAAGGCGGAAATGGGTAATAGAGCAAAGGCTATCGATAAGATGCTAAGATTGAGAAGCGAAATGATATATGACTATGGGGTATCAACCATCTTCATTAATCAACTTCGTTCAAAGATTGGTGCAAGTATGTTTGAAGATCCCGATACAACTTCTGGAGGTAAAGCCATGAAGTTCTATGCTTCAATCAGAGTTGGGGTATATGGTGGTAAATTCCTAAGAGAAAAAATAAATGGTGGCGAAGAGATCATAGGCCGATTAACCTCAGTAAGGGTTAAGAAGAATAAGGTAGCTGCCGTTAAAACAACTCTTAAGCAAGTACCCGTATACTTCAATGAAGAGTGGGGAGATCCTGGATTTGATAGGGAATATGGGCTTATGGAATTATTCCTAAAGAAAGGGGTAATCCAGAAAAAGAAAAATTCATCTTTAATCCTAGATGCTTCAGGTAAGACTATTGCTAAAGGGGAAGAATCCTTTAAAAAACTACTTGCTAAGGATCCAGATTTACGCAAAACCTTAATCCGAAAAACTAAGGTAAATACAATATCTAGGACACAGGCTAAGCTAGATGCTTTAAACGGCCAAAACTTATTCCCCATTAATCAAGGCCCAATAGAAAAACACGCGGAAGTAACGGAGGAATAAAATGATACTGATAATAGACGGCAACAACCACTTGCACAGAGCTTATCACCGGTTTAATGGGTTTACCAACATGGATGGTAAACCTTCCGGTGTAATATATGGGTTCTTAACCATGACTCTGGGAATGATCGCTAAGTTTAAACCCGAAAAAACTTATGTGGTATTTGATTGAAAAAAAGCAAAGCACCG